CCTCGATAGCGTACAGCGGGTGGAAGATCCCATGCTGATCGGCATGAACACAGACGAACAGTGCCATGACTGACCGCAACAAACGAGCGACGAGCGACGAGCCCAGAGCCACGAAAGCGACGGCCTATACCGCCGCCACACCCTGGCTGATCTGGGACAAGTGGTCCAGGGGCCAATGCTACAAGGCAGCCAATCCTCCGTGGTTCAAGCAGTTTACCTCGCTATGGACGGACCCGGCGTGTCGGGCGGTGTGGGACGTGCCGGGCGAGTCGGACGGGCGGGCGGCGTTGATCTTCCGGCTGACGCAGCATATGGCCGTTCATTCGGCGATTGGGGCGGTGTGGGGTGATCCGGTGGCGTTGCAGCGGGAGTTGAGGATGGATCGGCCGCCGGATCTGGAATGGCTGCTGGCGGCCGGGTGGCTGCGGTATATCACGGACGACGAGAAAATCGAGCGGGAGCAGGCACTCGCCGAGCGGGGCAGGCGGGCAGCTGCGTCGAAATCGACCGCTCCAACGGGCAAAAACGCAAAACGCAAAACCAGAGGAGAGGAGAGGAGAGGAGAGGAGAGTAAAGCAGAGGACAGTCATAGCGATAGCGATAGCGTACGGGAAACCAAAGCGCGCAATCAATCCATACGGGTTAACCCGAAGGCAAAGCCACAGGCCCAGCAGAGGCCACAGGCCCAGCAGAGGCCACAGGAGCCCGCAGGGAGCCCGAAGAGCCCGAAGGAACCCGAAGGCGGGGGGCGACGGCCAAAGAGCCCAGGCAGGTGTACGGCGGCCCCCCGTGCTTCGTCTGTGCGGCGTCGTGGTGATGCGGTGCCGTTGGGGGCGTGCCTGCCGCCATTGCACTGGGACGATCCGGCGGCGGTGGACTTTGGCCGGCGGCTGGTCGAGACGCTTTGGCCGGGTCGCGACATGGGCACTCAGGACGCCAAGAGCGAGGTGGGGGCGTTCGCCCGGTGGTGGGTGGAGCTCAAGGCCAGTGGGATGGCGGGGGCCGAGCGGCGCGAGCACTGCCTCGCCAAGGCCCGCCAGGTGGCCAAGTACGGCAAGAGCGCCCGGCGCCGAGGCGCTGTGATGATGGCGATCCTCCGCAAGATGTTCGACGCGCGGGCCGGACCGAGGGATGCGTAAAGTGCGGCAGGGAATACGGTTACGGACGATTGGACGTGGTCGATGGATTGCCGGGGTGAGGGGTAGATGGTGTGTGAGGTGACGTGTGCAAGTGTGGCAACAACAACGACTTACAACACGGGTCCTTCCTGGACACCGTGACATAGCGGTTCAAAGCATGGCCGATCAAGGAAGCATACAATAATTTTTTAAGGAGTGTTCCCTCGGTAAAGCGTTGTGGGGGCATAGGTTATGAGCGACCAAAAAAAGACACCCTTGCAGCCATTGTCGCCCAAGGCCGCTGAAGCAGCGACAGGCGAAGATAAGCGATGACGGGTGAGCGGGTGGTGCTGGCACTGGACCCGTCCTCGACGGTTGTCGGCTATGGTGTTTTGACGATGAGCCGCGATTTGGTCGAGGCGGGTCTGTGCACGCCGATGGATCGTCATTCGTGCAGTGCCGCCCGCGTGATGGAGTTGTGCGACGACGTGGAGGCCTTGCTGTCACGGATCGAGCCGTCGGTGGTGCTGGTCGAATGGACGCGGGGCAAGGTGGGCCGGCGTCACCAAGGCCGTGGCGCCGGGCTGGCGGTCTATGGCGCCGGCGTGGGTGCGGTCTTGCGGCAGGTATGGCTGTGGGCCCGCGACGAGCAGGCGTACGGCCGCCCTGTGACGGTCGAGGCTGTGGCGGAAAACGACTGGACGCGGGGCGTGCCCAAGGCGACGCGGGCGCTGGCGATCCGCCAGCTCTACCCGGCCCTGGCCGCCCAGCAGGACCCCGGCTACGACATGCACGACGCCGTCGGCCTGGCCGACTGGTGGCTGCGCAATCGATTGGTGAGGTGATAGCAATGATGTATACCGCCGTGGGCTCGCATTATCTCTGGTCGGAATGCATATGGAAGGGCGACTGTGCAACTGAATCGAGCGACGACGATGGGATTGTCGCGATCACGATTACGTTGACGTCGAGTGGCTGGTATGCCGAATCGTCGAGCACATCCGTTCGCATCTACAAAGAGGTCAGCACATACGATGCGGCGCGAGAAGGTCCGGATCGCCAATACACATTGGCCATGGAACACGCCGATCGACATGCGATGTTGCAGAGGCTGCGGGGGGCGGTGATGCAGGGCGATCGCGTGCGGTACTGGCCGATGGCGGCAGCGGATGTGCCGCCCGGTCCGCAGGTCGCGGGGCATCGGTGCATGGGCTATTTCGCCGGCTGCCGCGACTGGACGCGGGGCCGCCACTGGGACCGGCGCAGCCGGTACGGGGAACGATGAGCGACGAGCGATGAACTGCTGAACCTGCTGCCGGCGGCCGTTGCGACGGCGCTGGCACAACTGACGACTGGAGACTGACAACGGAGAACTGCCCTCGGATGGCAAGGAAGCCGAAAACGACAACGACACGAGCGACGAGCGACCCGCGACGGGCGACGGCCAAGATGCCGTCGGCGTCGGCGGTGCGGGATGCGGCGATCGAGTGTGCGACGCTGGAAGAGGCGGCCGAGCGGCTGAGGGCAGGCGTCGGGACGCTGCTCAAGACGCGGGCGCGGTCCAATGCCTGGGAGCGGGGTCGATTGCTGCGGCGGGTGCAGGAGGTGGAGGGGACGACGTACGTCGTGGTCGAGGCGGCGGACAAGCTGATGGGCACGGCCAAGGGTGCATTTGCCAAGCTCTACGCCAGGGACCGCGAGGTCCGCGACCTGTGGGACAGCAAGCGGTTTGCGCTGCTCTTGGCCACCGAGCAGGGCTTTGCCGCCCGCGTCCAAGATGGGGACCTCAAGGCGATTGCGGCGGTCGAGGCGCTATTCAGCGCACGCAGGCCGGAGCCGGAGGATGTGGACTTTGAGCGATTGCCGCCGGCGGAGATGGAGCGGGCAACCGGCGTCAACCACCGGCAACTCAATCGATGGGCCAAGGAGCACGGTCTGTGGCGTGCGGCAGACGGCTCGTATTCGCTGCCGCGATTTGTCGCGTGGGTGCGGCAGTGGGAGGTGCGCAAACTCGGGGCCCAGGCGGCGGGCCGGCCGGTCGACGGCGAGAGCGCCCTGGAGCGGCTGCGGCGGCTGCAGGGTGATGAGATCGAGGGGCGGGTGTACCAGCGGACGGACGTGATCGCGATGTTGCGGACGCGGGCGGCGTGGCTGACGCAGCTGCTCAGCGAGGCCCGCGCCGAGCAGTGGGCCCACGAGCACGAGGGCCAGACGGCGGCGCAGCTCAAGGGGGCCTACATCACGGCGTTCGAGACCCTCCGCCGCCGCTGGTGCGACTGGCCCGAGGAGCTGCCCCTGCCGCCGGCGGCCAAACAGAAGATCGAAGAGGCCCTTACTCTGCTGACGCAGGAGCCAAGCGGATGACGAGCGACGAGCGACGAGACACGAGATACGGGCCACTTCCGGAAGAGCTGGCCATCATCGCCCCGCGCGAGGTGCCGAGCCTGGCGGTATGGCCGGAGGGCGAGCTGATCCTGCCGGGGATCGAGAGCGATGCGGCGGGTCCGTTTACGTACGACCTGGCCCCGTGGGAGCGGGGGATCTGCGAGGCCCTGACGGACCCGTTTGTGCGGGAGGTGACGGTATCGGCGCCGTTGCAGATGGGCAAGACGATGATCGGCATGTTGTGGATGTGCCACGTGGTGCGGTACGAGCCGGCCAATATGATCGTGGTGATGGCGGATGAGAACACGCTCAAGCGGCGGATGAAGCGGCTGCGGGCGACGTTCAAGGCCAATCCGTTTTTGCTGGAGGCCCTGGGCGGATCGATCGATAGTTTCCACATCGGCGAGCCCACCGAGTTGGGGGATATGCTGCTGTATCTGGCGTGGAGCAACTCGGACGCGACGATGGCCTCGGACCCGATCCCCTACGTGATCGCCGACGAGGTGGCGCTCTGGTCGCCGTTTGCGGGTCGATCCGGCATCCACGGCCTCAATCACCTGCGCGGCCGGACGCTGGCCTTCCCCAATCGCGGCAAGCTGCTGGTCATCAGCAGTCCGCGCAACACCGGCGACGATTTCGATCTGCAATACCAGGCGGGTGACAGGTGCGAGTATTGGGTGCCCTGCCCCCGCTGCCGCTACTGGCACGTGATGCAATGGTGGGACAAGGACAATCCAGATGTGTACGTAACGCTCGACCGCGACGAGCGGGGCGACTGGCTGTCATTGGAAGCCTATGAGAGCGGTCGGCACGTGCGGTATCGCTGCCCCTCGTGCACGGCGGTATGGAGCGACTACGCCCGCGCGGCGGCCCTGGCCGACGGCCAATGGCTGCCGGCCGGCGTGACGATGGGCCCGGGCGGCGCGGTCGAAGGCGAGATGCCTGTGACGCCGTACAAGAGCTTTCACGTGGACGGCCTGATGGGCCATCCGCGATTGCGGTCCCTGCGCAGCATGGCCGTAGCGTTCGTGCGCGCCCAACTGGCCCTTAAGGGCGGCCGGGCCGAACCGCTGCGGCATTTCCAGAACAACCATCGCGGCCTCCCGTGGAAAGAGACGCGGGCCGAAACGGACGAGGGGATGCTCCGGCGGCACATCGACGCGGGCTATCGGTCCGGCGAAGTGCCGTGGGGCGTCCAGGCGATCACCATCGCCGTCGACGTACACGACAACTGGTTCCGCGTCAAGGTCGATGGCTGGGGCTATCTGTACGAATGCTGGCCGATCGAGATCATGCGTATCGAGACCAGCGACACGCGGGAGTCGGAAGCCTACGAGCCCCTTCGCCCCCTCCTGGTGCGGTCATGGCAGACGGCGGACGGTCAATGGCTGCTGCCCTCAGCCGTGACGATCGACAGCGGCTATCGGCCGTCGCCGGTGAAGAATTTCTGCCTGGACAATCGCAGCGTGGTCTGGCGGGGCAACCTGATCCCCGTCCGTGGATCGCCTCGCCAGATGCGGCGGATGTATACCAAGATCCCGCAGGACGCCGTGTTGATGCTGTACGAACTCAATACGGTCGAGTACAAGGATCAGCTCTGGCGCATGCTGTTCGAGGCCCAACATCCAGGCCCCGGCTATATGCACCTGCCAAGCGACGTGGGCGGCGACGTGTTCGGCGAGCTGTGCAGCGAGCACAAACTGATCGTCGACGGCCGGCCGACGTGGGTGCCCAAGAAAGACGGCCGGGACAATCACGCGTGGGACTGCTCGGTCTACAGCCTTTTTGCCGCGACGCTGATCGGTGTGGGCATGATGAAGCCGCTGGCCGAGCGTCCTGCAAAACAAGCACACCAGGCCCCGGCTCCGGCGCCCGCAAGCGCTGGGCCGAAACATACCCGCAAGATTCGAACCCACTACGATTGAAAGGATTCAGAATGCCTCGCAAGAAGAAGCAATCCCACGAAGAGCCGCAAGGCGAGTCGATCGCTGCGGCAGAAGAGGTCGTTGTCTACAGTTTCGACCACGGGCGGCGGTGCCCTCGTTGCCAGTCCGTCGACACGGTGGCACGCAGCACGCAGGGCCACGTGCAGTACCGCCGATGCGTGCGGGCCGTCTGCATGCACCGATATGCGGTGGTAGGAAAGGAGATTTGACCGGATTCTTTACAGACCTGTAAGGATTCTCGTCGCCGGACGGATTGATCGGTTGACACGTTGCCGCGCCGACAATACGAAGGACATGGCAACGCGTCGCGGACGGCGACGCTGACAATCGAATATCGGGTTCGCGTAGCGGCGGCGGCCGCGAAGCGACGCAAGAAACAATCAGCCGGCCGTACTGGGGCCAGTACCCCCATTGCGGCCGGCTTTTTGTTTGCCCGGACAAAAGGCATGCAATGGCATTGACGAGTGCATCGAGCTACGCCGACGCGGTCGCCCAGTACATGGACAATCTGTCCTGGGACGGCGACGTCACCAAGGCCCGGGCTGCGCTGGAGGCCATCCGGTATCTGCAACTGACGCGGGCGACCCGCAACACCGCCGCCGACGGCCGCAGCCTGGACTATGAGGGTCTGGCCGAGACGCGGCGGCAGATCGAGGAGTTTTTGGCCATCTACGACACCACGAACCGCCCGCGCTGCTCGTTTACGCGGGGCAAGGCGATCCTATGAGCCGAATCCGCATCCTGCCGCCGACCGACCACGGCCGATTGGACATTGTGACCAGCCGTGGGGCCTACACATCGCTTGGCTACCGTGCGGCGGCCGTGGCGACGCGAGAGGGCCGGGCATACGGCAGCGGCTCGGCGGATTTGTTCCTCGAATACGACCGAGCCCGTCTGATCGCCCAAAGCCGGGCGTTCTACCGCGACAACGCCATCTATCGCGGTATCATTGACCGGGCGGTCAGCTACATCATCGGCCGTGGCTTCGGCCTGCGCGTAATGACCGCCGACGCCCAAGCCGGCCAGCGGATCGAGGCCGCATGGCGGCGGATGCACAGGCAGTCCGATATCCGTGATCTCGTCACCGGCGCCGACGCCGACGCTCGCGTCTGCCGTGAGGCGATGCTCTGCGGCGATACCGGCGCGATCAAGCGGGACGGAGGCCGGCTGCAATACATCGAGGCCGAGCAGATCACCGATGGTCGGTCCGGCTCGACCGGCATCCGAATGGATGATGATGGGCGGCCCGTGACGTATGCCGTATGCCCGTACAGCGACAAGGGCCGGCTTACCAAGTCCAAAAGCAAACCGATCCCCGCCGAGGATTTTCTATTCATCGTCACACCAGGCCGGCCCAGCCAGACGAGGGGCGAGCCGGTGTTGCAGAGTTCGTTCGCCATGCTGCACCGCATCAACGACATCTGTGACAGCGAGGCAATTGCATGGCAGATGCTCAGCCGCCTGGCCTTGTCGGTGACACGCGAGATGGGTGAGCAGAAGGGCTGGAACGAGAGCACGACCGACCCGAACAAGGCCGCCGAGGACAAGCCCGGCGACATTGCCGCCCGGCTGATGGAGTTGGACTATGCGATCATCTATCACGGCCAGCCGGGCGACCAGGTCAAGGGGATTGAAAGGAACATCCCTGGCGAAAACTTCACCGACAGTCTTCGCACGTTCCTGCGCCTGCTCGGCCTGCCGATCGGCATGCCGCTGGAACTGATCCTGCTGGACTGGTCGCAGGCGAACTACAGCCAGAGCCGCGCGGTGTTGGAGCAGGCGTATCAGACGTTCCTCGTCTGGCAGGAGCGCATTCAGCAGCGGTATTACCAGCCGTTGTTCGAGTGGCGTCGCGCGGCCCTGCTCAAGGCCGCCGGCGTGGCCGCCGGCACAGAACTGACCACCGAATGGATTCTGCCAACGTTCCCCTGGATCGACCAGCTCAAGGAGGCGCAGGCCCACGGCATCAAGCTGGATCGGACGATGACTACGCACGCACACGTGCTGAAGGAACTGAATCTCGACCGCGAGGAAGTCGTCGATGCCTGTCAGGCAGAGGTGGTCGATGCGATCGAGCGGTCCAAGTCGATCAAGGCCGAGCACGGTGTGGACGTGCCCTGGCAGATGTTCTGCGGCCGCCAGTCGCCGAAGGCCGAGAGCCCGGCGGGCCTGCGCAATCAGGCGGCGGACGAAGCGAAGAAGGAGACAGACGATGCGTAACGCATTGATGGTGGACTATGCCGCCCAGCCGTGGGCGATGGAGCCGGTGGCGATGCAGCGGATGTTCGCGGCCCTGGCCGAGATCGAGAGCACCGAGGCCGTAGCGGCGGTTCGCATCGATATTCCTTCGCCGATGCGGGTGGAGAACGGCCGGGCGACGATCCCGATTACCGGCATCCTGCTTAAGACCGTGCCGGCGGTCCTGAAGTTGATCTTCGGCTCTGGCGTGACAGGTTACGACGACATTCGGCGCATGGTGCAGGCCGCCGTGGACGATCCGCTCGTCACCGAGATCGAGATGCGGATCACCAGTCCCGGCGGCATGGTGGCCGGCGGGATGGAGGCGGCCCAGGCCATCCGCGCCGCCGATGCCATCAAGCCGGTGACGGCCGTGGTTGAGGACCTGTGCGCGAGCGGGGCCTATTGGCTGGCCACCAGCGCCCGGCGGATTGAGGCCAATGCCAACGCCGAGGTCGGCTCGATCGGGGTCTATACCTACTACCTCGATTGGACCGGCTTTGACGACAAGATGGGCGTCAAAACCATCGTCGTTCGCAGCGGCGAGCACAAGGGCCTGGGCCTCGACGCCATCACGGACACGCAGATCGCCGCCGTCAAGGAGGTGATCGACCAGATGGCCGGTCACTTCATCGATCAGGTGGCGGCCGGCCGACGGGTGGCAAGACAGCAGGCGGCCGAATGGGCGACGGGACGCGTCTGGCTGGCCCCGGCCGCGATGCAGATGGGATTGATCGATGCCGTCACGGCCCCGCAACAGGCGGCGCCGCCTGCCGGCAAACGCAACGAATCGGCCACCGAGGCCGCCACAGAGACACTCGATACAGGAGACATGGACATGCCACAAGAGCAGACAGACATCACGACTGCCGAGGCGGCCCTGGCGAACGAGAAGGAACGGGTCAGCGCGCTGCAAGCGGCGTTTGCGTCGGACCCTGCGTTCGCGCTCGAAGCCGTCGGCAAGGGCTGGTCCGTGACGGAGGCCAAGGCCGAGCGTCACGACCGTTTGGAAAAGGAGGCCGCCGCCCGCTGCAAGGGCTCGGACGGCCTGGAATATCACGACAGCGCCGCCGACGGCGGCGAGGACTTCATGCAGAAGGCCACGCAGATCGCCCGCGAGGAGAAGATCACGCGGACCGAGGCCATGCGGCGGCTGGCGCATGAGGAGCCGGATCTGTACGAGCGGTTCCGGGCGGGCGAAGCGGCCCGGCCGGTGAAGGTGCGCAGCGGCAAGAAGGCCGCCGGCCGCGTGACGATGTCGTGACCCGGCTTGCGTAACGCACGACGCACAAACGACCAAACGAAAGGATACATCATGTCGAGACAGCAAGATAGCCCCATCACGATCATTGCGGGCGAGGCCCTGGCGGCCTTTCGCAATGTGAAGGTAGACGGGACCTATGCCGACGCCGGCTATGCGGGCATCGGCATCACGCAGGCCGCCGCCGCGAACGGCGCCGCCGTCATGGTGCGCCCGCACAATCACGGCGGCACGTGCAAGATCACGGCGGCCGGACCGTTCAGCGCCGGCGCCACCCTGTATTCGGCCGCCGACGGGATGTTCGATGACACGGTCGTCGGCTCGCCGATGTTCTACGCCCTCGAGGCGGCAACGGCCACGGGCGACATCGTCGAGGCCGTCGCCTGCAAGGGCGAGACCGACAGTTCGGCCCTGGCCAACAGCGGGATCAGCGAGCGGGACCGCGACGCCGACGAGCTGCCCACTGAGGATATCTGGAAGCATTTCAACCTGCCCGGTTTGCGCAGCCACCCGTTCAGCGGTTCGCTGCTCGAAGCCGACTTCACGCACGGCGAAAAAGCCGACGATACGTTCACGGACACGACTGGCGTCGTGGCCAATCTGCCCGGCACGAAGGGGATCGGCGAGTTGCTGCTGTTCGTCTCGGCCGACAATGAGGCCGCTGAGGCCCAGTGGAACGTCCCGATCACGGTCAGCGGCGGCGCACCGTGGGCGTGGGAGGCACGGTTCAAGGTCAAAAACATCACCGACGCCCGCGCCACTGCCTTTGCGGGTCTGTATACCCGTGCGGCCGCCCTGTCGGGCGACGTGATCGCCGACGATGGCGCGGCGTTGACCGACGGCGATGCCCTGGGGTTCTGCCGGTTTGCCGCCGACGGCGATGCCATCGACTTCATCTACGACGAGGGCGGCCAGACCACAAACGTCCACGACGACGACTACGTCGTGCCCGAGGCCGACACATACGTGACGTTGGGCATGTACTGCAACGGCACGACCATCCAGGGCTACGTCAACGGCGTGGCCACGGGCACGGCGATCAGCGCGTCCGACATCGCGGCGGCGGATTTCCCGACAGGCGCGGTGATGGTTCCGACCCTGGCGCTCAAGGGCGATCACGCGGACGACTTCGATTTCAAATTCGACTGGATTCGCGTGGCGCAGCAGGCCGCCTGATCTGACAACTGAATAAGGAGCCCGCCGCCGGGAGGCGTCCCGGCGGCGGCTCAAACGCCAATACAAGCGGCCGTACTGGGGCCAATACCCGGTGCGGCCGTTTTTGTTTTGGGGCCAACGAGTAAAGGAGATCACAATGCCGATTCAGCAAGCAACCCGATCCACGCCGAGAGCGGACCTCGGCGTCGCGTTCCACGAGTTCACGCCCGAGGGCATGACGTTCGTGGCCGAACAAGTCCTGCCGGTCCTCGATGTGGCCAAGGAGGCCGCGACGATCAGCGTCATCACGCGGGAAAACGCCCAGACGGTGGAGGCCCGTCACGCCAACGGCGCCGCCTTCGGCCGCGTGCACCTGGGCAGCGAGGACAAGAGCTACAGCACGGCCGACTACGGTCTGGAAGGCCAGCTCACCGACGCCGACCGCGAGCGGTTCCTTGACGACTACGATCCCGAGGTCGAGATCGTGCAGATGGTCAAGATGCAGATGATGTTCCAAAAGGAGATCCGGGTGGCCGCCGCACTGTTCAACACGACCACGTGGGACAGCGGCAACTCCGACCTCTACACCGACGTCAGTGGCGATTGGGACAATATCGCGAGCAATGTGATCGACCACGTACGGTACGCCATCGAGAAGGTGCGCAAGAACACGGGCATCCGCCCGGACAGCATGTTGATCGGCCCGGTGACGTGGAACAACCTCAAACTCAATACGGCCATCCTGGCCAAGTTCGTCGCCGTGCCGGTTGTGACCCCCAGCGTATGGCGTCAGTACGTCGCAGAGCTGCTCGAGTTGCAGAACATCTTCGTCGCCGACGGCGTCTACAACGCATCGAAAGAGGGGCAGACCGCGTCGATGACGGACATCTGGTCCGACGACTACGCCCTGATCTTCAAGCGGCAATCCGGATCGCTGGCGATGCCCGGCCTGGGCCGCACCGTGCGTTGGATGGGCCCGGCCGGCGTGCTGGTCAACGGCATGGAGACCGTCGTCGAGTACCGCGAGGAGCAGACCGAGAGCGACATCTTCCGCGTCCGCGAGTATGTGGGCGAGTTCATCTGCGACCCGTACTTCGGGCATCTGCTGTCCATCGACACCTAATCGCGTCGGTGACCGCTGTGTGTGACACTACGCCTTGCGCTGCGCACCGTGCAGCGCAAGGCGAGTCCTGACATCGCAATCGACAGGTGAGTGATGATGGCATTGACAACCGACGACCGAGAGACGGTGCGGCTGATCGCCAAGGAGATCGCCGGGGAATTTGCCGCTGAGATGCAGAAGTCGCAGAAAGAGGCGCTTCGCGAAGCGATTGATCATCATGCGGCGACCTGTTCTGTGGTCAAAGACCTGTTCGGCGCCAAGCGGCTGCTCGTCGGGGCGTTGATGGTCTTCGGCGTCACGGGCGGCGGCGGGGCCGCCGGGGCAATGATTGTCAAGTGGCTGTTGGGCGGCTGATGGCAGAGATATGCAGCAAGTAGCGGTTACGGTGTACTACATGGGCAATGGGAATTGAGGTGAACCATGTCGTTACTACAAATTAGCCAGGCGTATCGCGGTGAGGGCACCCTGTTGAGGCGGGTGGAGGGTGCGTGTCTTAAGACAGCGGCCTATATCCGCATTGAAGACCCGGCGACGGCGAATCATGCCAATCGGCTCTTGTGGATGCAGGCTGTTCAGGCGGACGCCACAGCCGAGGCCCGGAAGATGCTGCCTCGTGTTCTGGAGAATGGTGACATCGCCGCCAATACGGATGGCGTTGCCGATTCGACGATTCAGTACGTCGTGGATGTCAACGTCAACGAATTTGCGACGGGAGAATAGAGATGGCAACGAACGCAATCCTCTCCAAGGCAGGGACGCCCGTCGTATTCCAGGACGCCGATGGGGATGTGACGTTTACCCTCAAGGATGGTGTGGCGGCTGGCAACGGCCAGGTCTCCAACCAGTGGGATCGTGGAGCGGCCGCCAGGGCGACGACCTATCTCATGGATGCGGCAATCAAGTGGGTGGAAACCCCGACTCTCGGGGACGTCTGTCGCATCTACCTGAGTGACAGTGAGGCAACGGGGCGGGATCTGAGTTCGGATGGGGATGTGACGCCGGAAACGAAGTTCGACAACTTCCGGTTCGTCGGTCAGGTGGTGTGTTCGGTGGCGGCAGACCAGACGTTTTACGCATCATACATCGTGGAGATCGTCGGTCGATATGTGAATCTCGGTGTCTGGAACGCCTCTGCCACCAAGACACTCAATGCCACGAGCAAGGCGTGCTCGATCACGCTGACTCCAATCTATCCGGACATTCAGGCGGCTACGTGAGATGAGCTTGATCCTGCCCACGTTTGACAAACGCATCAAGCCGCCTCTCGGCACGCCGCTCAAT